CTGCGCGCCGATGGCTATTCGCTCAAAAACAAGAAGTTCGAGAGCACGATTGCGGTCAAGCGCACCGATATTGAAGATGACCAGTGGGGCATCTATTCGCCGCTGATGGCCGAAATGGGTTCCGCAGCTGCGACGCACCCGGACACTGAAATTTTTGCGGCTCTGCTCGCGGGCTTCAACACCAAATGTTTCGACGGTCAATATTTCTTCGACGTCGACCATCCCGTCGGCATGCCGGGCTCGGAAGTCACAGTGTCGAATTTCGGCGGCGGTGACGGTCCGGCATGGTTCCTGCTCGACACCTCCCGTTCGCTAAAGCCGCTGCTTTACCAGAAGCGTCAGGACTATCGCTTCATCGCCAAACAGAATGCCAATGACAGCGATCACGTCTTCATGCGTGATGAATTCCTGTATGGCGTCGATGGTCGTATGGCCGCCGGTTACGGCTTCTGGCAGATGGCCTACGGCTCGCGCCAGCCTATCACGGCCGACAGCGTCGAGGCGGCTTACACTTCGATGACCAAATTGGTGTCGAACGAAGGCCGCAAGCTCGGGATCAAGCCGAACATCATGCTCTGCGGCCCGTCGACCTATTTCCAGGCTCGCGCGCTCATCGAAGCCCAGATGATCAACGCCACCTCGAACACCCTGTTCAAATTGGTCGAGATCGTTCTCGTGCCCTGGCTGGAATAGCCGGGCACCTGCCGCTCTTCGTTTTCAACCCCTCAAATTCAGGTGAACCATGGCAGACCCCAAACCCGATCTGGTGACAAAAGCTGCAGCCCCAAAAACCGTCTGGAAAACCGACAAAACCCACATTGCCGTCCGCACCTTCGGCGGCGTGTTCTGGCGCACAGGGCGGAAATTTGGCGAAGAGGCGACAATTCTAGCCAAAGCCGATCTGACCGATGCCGACACCGCCAGTCTGATCAACGAGAAAAACCTCGCGGTCAGTGAAGTGGACGATCCGGCCAAGCCTGCCGCGCCCGCAAAGTAAAGTTTGGCGGGGTAGAGCAGCGGAAGCTCGGTTGGCTCATAACCAACAGGGTGAGGGAGCAAAAACGATGAAATCGTTAGAGCCCCGAACGGTTCAATTCCTGCCCCCGCAACCATTTGACCGGTGCCCCCGGTCACAAAGACCCTCGCTGGGTGACGTGGACGACTGCCGGGGCTGCAAAAAGCTCCGGCCCTTTTTCCAAAACTTGGGGCGCAGCATGGCCTATTCAACAGAAACCGATCTCGATCAAATCTGGGGGGCCAACCGCGTGACCATGGTGGCCGCTGACGACGGCCTGTCGGTTCGCAATCATCAGCGGATCAACTCGGCCATTGCCGATGCTGACGCGATGATCAATTCCTACATCGCCAAACGCTACCCGATGCCGCTCAATGCCAGCCCCGATGGCTTTGCGATCCTGCGTAAAATATCCGCTGATCTCGCAATCTATGCGCTGGCGACCTCCGCCGACCGGATGATCGAGCTGATCCAGAAGCGCCATGAAACCGCGATGGGCTTTCTGCGCGATGTCGCGGCGGGCAAGGCCGAAATCGGCACATTGACCGCCGATTTTGCCGGTGGCGTCGGCCCCGAAACCGTCACCGCCAACGAGGCGGTTCTGGTGGGCAATGAGCGGATGTTTTCGCGCCAATCGCTGAGAGGCATGTGATGAGCGGCGAAATCCACGTCACACCAATCGGCGTCGACGCCGCCGAACTGGCCCTCGTCAATATCGGTCAGGCCGTCAAAGGCCAGCAGCTGGTGCAGGCGCTGTCCCGCCTCGGTGTGCGCCAAACCAAACGACGCATTGAGAGCGAGAAAACCTCGCCGGATGGTGCGCGCTGGGCTCCCACCCGGCAAGGGCGCGGCGCATTGTTTGTGCGCGGACGCCATTTGGCTGCCTCCATTCGCGGCGCGGCAACCGGCAACAAGGCCATCTGGGGCACCGGCTGGATTGGCGCGCGGGTGCATCAGTTCGGCGCGATCATTGTGCCGGTTCAGGCCAAGGCCCTCGTCTTTGAAATCGGCGGCCGCAAGGTGTTCGCCCAAAAGGTGGTCATTCCGGCGCGCCCCTATATCGGCGTCTCGCAGGCCAACGCCGAAGAGATCATGGATACTACGCAAAAGTTTCTGGCGAGGTTCCTGAAATGACCCCGCTCATTCTGCGCGATGCCATTTTAAACGGTTTTAAAGCCGCCTTTCCGAAGGTGGACGTCGGCACCCATGCCGGGCCATTTCACTTTGAAACCTTGCAGCGCTACGGCGCGCGGGCACCCGCCATGCGGGTGGTGTTGACCGGCCTCGACAAGCCCAGCCTCTACAATTCGGGCCAGTGGGTGGTGCCCTGCCATTTCGCTGTGGTCATTATCACCAAAGACGTGCCCGGTCTTGATCGGGACGCGGCCGTCACGGCCCTTGCCACCTCGTCATCTTTGCTGGTGGGCACCAATCGTTGGGGCCTTGCGGGCGTCGCCACCCCTGAAAATCTCGATGCCCGCAACGAATATGACGAAACTTTCGACAAGGCGGGTTTGTCGATCTGGCAAGTGGCATTTGAACAGGCAATCCTGATGGGCGAAGACATCGAGGCCGCCATCGGCCAGCTATCGGCGCTCTGGGTCAATGGTGAGGCCTTTGTGAACGGCGTCAATCCGCTGCCCGGCGACCCTGCTATGTCGGGAGGCGGCGCATGAGCTTCGACGACGTTTATTTCCAGCTCGCTGAGCTTCGCAAGCAGATGAACAATCTGCTCCTCCCGGCGACCGTTAAAAGTTTTGATGCCAAAACCAATACGATCGTCGCCGATATCGGCACGGACACCCATGCCATTCCCGGATCAAATCATGCGGGCACCGCCAAGGCGTGGCACCCGATGAAGGTTGGCCAGCAAGTCACGCTGATTTGCCCAGGTGGCGACATCGCCAATGCGACCTTTTTACCCGGCGGCTTCCACGACGCCAATCCGGCACCATCCGACAGCGCCGATGAAGACATCATTGCCGAGCGCAACGGCATGCGGTTCCGCCTGACTGATACCGGCGCGTTCATCGAGGCGGGTGCTGCGAGCATTTCCCTGGTCGGCGGGGTCATCACGCTGAAAGGCACAAAAATCATTGCCGATGGTCAGACGTTGCTCGGCGGCGCTGACGCCAGCAATCCCGCCGCCATGCAAGGCACCCTGGACACGGCGGGCAACGCCGATGTCGCCAATCTCGCCACCAACGTTCTCGTCAAATAGGAGGTCAAAATGTCGCCGAAAACCAACACTCCCGAACGCCGCGCATTTGTCGTCGCTGTCGATTTGCCCAACGGCATGCGGATCGCTGGAGCTCATCGCAAGAAGGGCGAGCAAATTCGTCTCACTGCCTCCGAGGCGCGCCACCTGCTGCTCGACGGCATCGTCCAGGATGACGCCGCGCCGCAGGCGGACGCCGCCCTCGAACATACGGGCAATTAAAATGCGCGCGGGGATCGATCGCCGCACCGGAAAGGTTTTGACGAGCTGGGCACATTGCGCCCAGTCGATCAGCACCATTCTGACCACGGTGATTGGTTCGCGCGTCATGCGCCGCACCTTTGGCTCGGATGTGCCCGCGCTGATTGATCGGCCGGGCAATAATTCGACATTCGTTTTGTTCGTCGGCCGTGCCGCCGCCGCGCTCAAAAAATGGGAGCCGGGCTTCCGGTTGACCAAAATCAACCTGCTGCGCCTTGGCTCCGATGGCGTTGCGGCATTTGAAATTATCGGCGACTTTTATGAGGATGGTCACCTTGGCATCTATGGCCAGCCGACGCGGGTGTCTGCCGCCTATGATGTCGCGGGCATGCTGGTGAGGGCCGCATGACCAATTTTGCCCCGCTCGATCTGTCGCTGTTGCCCGCCCCCGACGCACTCGAAAATCTTGTCTATGAGGCCGTTCTTGACGCGCGCATGCAGGACTATCTCGCGCGTTGGACTGCCGCGCGGGTCATCGACCCGACGCTCCCCGTTTATAATGTCGACGCGCTTGAGACCGATCCGGCCAAGATTTTGCAAGAGACGGACGCTTACCGCGAACTGATCGTGCGCGCCCGTGTCAATGACGCGGTGCTGGCAACTTCGCTGGCCAAGGCAACAGGTCATGATCTCGATATTAGGGCGGCTGATTTCCATACCGTGCGGGTGGCAGGAGAGACTGACGACAGCCTGCGTCGACGCGCCCAGCTTGCATGGGAAAACCTGTCGTTAGGGGGATCATACGGCGGTTATCGCTATGCGGCGCTCTCGGCTGCGCCGGTCGAACTGGCTGATGTGGCCGTTTACGGGGCCGAGGTTGCGGGCGTTGCACCAGGGGAAGTCCGGATTGTTTGTCTTGGCGCCAATGCCGACGGCGTAGTTCATGCCGACGTTTTAAAACGGGTTAAAGCCGCCTTTCCGCGCGCCCAGCGCAAGGTGAATGACCACATCAATGTCGTCTCGGCCATCCCCGTCCAATACAATGTGACAGCGACGATTATCCTGCGGCGCGGGGCCGATGCCGCCAGCGTGACCGCCGCGCAAAATCTCCGGCTTGATGCCTATACACTATCGCGTCGTGTCATCGCTGCGGCCGCGACGCTGGGCGGTATCACCGCCGCGCTCGGCCATGACGATCCGGGTTATGTCGTCGATGTGCAGATTTCATCGCCCACCACGCGCATTGGCGGCGACCCGTTTGAAGCGCCGGTTTGCGTTGGTTCTCTCGTGACATGGGCGTTCGAGACATGAACCTGCTCCCGAACCCCAGCCCGTTTGAACGCGCCCAGACTGACACGTCCGAGCGCATTCTGAATGTTGATGCCGACGTGATCCGGCGCGAGCGCCGTGCCGATCAATGCGACGCGAAATTTCTGCCTTTGCTGGCGTGGGAAACCTCAATCCATCACTGGACCGGCACGGATGAGGTCGCCGATCGCGCGGCGGTGGCTTCCAGTTTTGATGATCATTGTGCCTATGGCTCGCCCGAAGCGCTCGAGCGCGAAATCTCGCTCGATGTCGGCTATGCGGTAAAAGTCCGCGACTTTTGGGAATTCGGCGGCGTCTGGCCGCAGTTTCTGGTCGAAATCCCGGCCCAGCCTGAAGCCACTTATGCGATGCCCGCTGATGTCTGGGCCTCGGCTTTGCGCCGCAAAAACGTGCGCGACATTCCGGTGGTGCAAGTTGTTACGAGGAGTACCGGGCCTCTCAATTTTGCCGCGCAGATGATTATTCACGCCGCCATCCGGATTTTGCCGATGGACCCGACCCCGCATTTTGACACGCCGATGGGGGTCGGTGCGGCCTTGCGCGTTTTCGCTATCTTTAATGTGAGACCATTCAAATGAGCCAGCCGTTCGGGTCTATCCCCACCACGCACTACCTGCAGCGCGAAGCAGCCCGCGCCGCCGGGGGGGCACAAATACAGTTCAGCACTTTCGCCGTTGGTGATGGTAACGGCACAGTTCCGGCACTCTCCTCGGCGGGCGGCGGGCTGGTGCATGAGGTTTACCGCGCGGCGGTAACCGGCGTGGCGGTCAATGGTCAGAATGCCCAGCAGGTCGACATTACCTGTCTCATTCCCGATGCCGCCGGATCGTTCACCGGCCGCGAAGTGGCGATCTTCGACGAAACCGGCGCACAATGCGTGGCCGCGATCACGGACTTTCAGAAATATTCGACGGCTGATGGGCAGACGTCCGACTACAAATTCATCGTGTCACTGGCGGTTGGCAATACCGCTGCGGTGACGATTTTCGCGCCGAACTCCGGCTATGCGACACAATCTTATGTGGATACAGCCGTCGCAGGAATTTTGATTGCGCCCTACACCGCAACCGAGGGGGTTAAAATAGTCGGCCATCAGGCTTCGCTCGATGTTCCAAACTTGGCGATTGCCTCTAGCCTTGTCGATAACGACCTGATCCCGAAATGGGAGACTGCGCTCGGTAAACACACGCGTTTTACCGCTTCTCAACTCGCGGCCTATGTGCTCACCAAAATTACCTCAGCACCAACTTATGGCGCGGCGCTCGGAGTGGCGCTGGCGGCCGGCCTTTTTGAATTGGACATACACGATTTGGCCTTGTTGTCATCTCTACTGGCAAGCGACGAAATCCCCGTTAACGATCCATCCAACAATGTGCCTAAGAAAATGACGCTGGCCATATTGTTGTCGTGGCTTGCAAGCAACGGCCTACAACCGACGCTTGGATTTACCCCTGTTCAACAATCTGGCGGGGCGTTCCAGCTTGCGAACAAGGTCGCTATCGGTTGGGACGGCGCGGGTCTTCGCGCCCAAGTGGATGGAACAGATCTGGGAAGAATTCTGTTTGCGTCCGCCACTACGCGCATAATGGCAGCTTCTGATGGTGTGACCTCAATTGGCGGCACTTTAGGCGCAGCTTACGCTTCTAGCCTGCAAAACAACGGAATTTATACAACCACAGAAACTTGGACTTTTACCTTTTCAACTCCTCAACCCGATACAAATTATGTCGTAGTTCCCCCCGCCGGGAGCAAAACCGTGAACGGGTTTACGGTAACGGCCCAATACATCGGGCAGTCTACCGCTGCGCCGTCGTTCCCGGGCATGGTTGTATTGCGATAACCGAAAACCGTCCACGCAACGTCGCTCTCCTTGCCTGCATCAAAATTTAAACGAGGTTTAAATGGCTGTTTTAAACAACATCGCGCAAATCGTTTGGGCCTGCGACCAATCCGAAACATTCGGCGTGAGTTTTCGTTTCATCCTGCCGGGCTGGACTATGGCCGAACTGGCCGGAGTGCGTTGGCATGCACAGGCCCGCGACGCCAACACCGCAGATTTGCGGCTGGACTTCGATAGCGCCGCAAATCCACCCACCATTATTGCCGGGCCTCTCATTGATGGTGCCGGCTTAGACGCAACCGGTGCGCCTATTCCCGGCGTGTCTGTCGACCTGACCTTCAGCCAGCTTGACACCACTATGACGCAAGTGCCGGACGGCATCTATCCGATCTCGGTCAAGGCAATCACACCCACCGATAAAACCATCATCGCCGCAGGCACGCTGACCTGCACCCTTGGCCCCACGCGCGAGTAATCATCATGCAGGACAACAGCAAAGGCCCGATCACTGTTTTGCCCCGAGGCAATGTAGGACCGGCACCAACCCTAACCATGGGCACCGTGACCGAACTGGCCCCCAATGCAACGCCAACCGCCGCAATAACCGGCTCAAACGGGGTCTATCAACTCAACCTCGGCTTGCCCCAAGGTGCAAATGGCAATCCGGGGCCTGCGGCGAGCTGGACCATCGGCACCGTGACCGAGCTGGCTCCCAATGCCGCACCGACAGCCAGCATCACCGGCACCAATGGCAATTATCAACTCAATCTGGGCCTGCCGCAGGGCCAGACGGGCGCGATGGCGACGCTGGGCATCGGCGCAGTGACCGCTCTGGCCCCCACGGCTGCTCCCACCGCCTCGATTTCTGGCGGCAACGGCAATTATCAGCTCAATCTGGGGCTGCCGGTTTTGCCCGGCCCGTTCGGGGCCTCGGGAGCGAACCACGCGCCGGGGCTGGTGCCGGATCCGGGCGCAACCGCCGGTGTGACACGATTTTTGCGCGAGGACGGCTTGTGGCTGGCCCCGCCTCCCGGCGTCAATGCCAATGACGCCGGTTATGATGTGATTTTAGTGGCCGGGCAAAGCAACGCGCAAGGCAACGGGGTGGCTTTTGATGCTTCACTCGACATCTCCGATCCGCGCGTCATGCAGTTTGCCTCATCTGGCAACTACCTCAATCAAATTGTCGCTGCGATCGACCCGCTGTTGATGCCCAGCCCGCCCTATCAGCGGATTGGTTTTGCCATGACCTTTGCCCGCCTTTATGCGGCGTCGATTGTCTCAAATCGTAAAGTGCTGCTCGTGCCCTATGCGGTGGGCGGCACCGGATTTACCACCGGCACCGCGCCGGGCGACTGGACGGCGGGCACGCCGGGCGGCGCGCTTTATGAGGCCGCGATTGCACAGGCGAACAAGGCCGTGCTTTCGGGAGCCAATAATCGTTTTGTCGGGGCTTTGTGGTTGCAAGGCGAGGCAGACGCGGCGCTGACTTTAGCACAATATGCCGCCAAGATTGATGCGTTGATCGCGGGCTTCCGGTCGCGGATTATCGGCGCGGCCAGTTCGTGGTTTTTGCTGGGCCGAATGACCCCGGAGAATATTGCGGTTAACCCCGCCACCTATGGCGCGAATATCGATCCGGCTCATTTGGCGACCCCGCAGCGCAACGCTCTATGCGCGGTGTTTTCCGGCCAGCCGGGCTATGTCAACGACAAGGTGAGTGATTATTTGCATTACAATGCGATGGGTCAGCGCTTTAACGGGGTGTCGGCATTTGCCGCGCTGCCCAACGCTCTGGCCAATGTTGCGGGCGCGGCCAATCCGGCGGTGCCGGTTCAAGTCGCCGGGCTAACTGCGGGAACGATCGGCGGCACAACAATCGCTTTGTCCTGGACATCACTGGTTACGCCGCCGCTTGATTATCTGGTGCAATATAAGCGCAGCATCGACGCGACCTGGCTGACGTTTCCTCACCCGATTTCTCTTGCCAATTCGATTATTGTCACTGGCCTGTCGGGCGCAACCTCCTATGATTTCCGGGTTGCAGGCGTGAATTGCTCTGGCGTCGGCACCTATTCGGCGACGATGACGGCCGTCACGCTGGCCACTCTGATGCTTGACACACTGTCTGTTCCGGTGGCCTTGGCCTATTCGGCCTCCCGCCGGTTGAAATCGACATGGACGGGCGCGCTGATCCGTGTGCGGCGTTCTTCCGACAACACCGAAATGGACATTGGTTTTACCGGCGCGAATGTCCTCGACACAGCGACATTGCTCGCTTTTGCGGGAACAGGTTCGGCCTATGTCAAAACCGAATATGAGCAGGGTGGCTCCGGCAACCATGCAACGCAGGCGGATGTGACCAGACAGCCGCGTATCGTCAATGCGGGCGCGCTCGAAACGCTGAACGGTGTGCCCATTCCCCACTGGACGGCGGCGGCAGGGCTGTTTACGGCGGCGGGCCACCCGGTAAATGCTGATTTCTCGCGCTTTGGTGTATTTGCGGCCACCGGCAACGGCGTCAACATCATGTCGAACAATGGTTCCTACCTGTGGCTGTATAGCGGGAATTTCTCCTATTACGACGCGGCCAATGCACCGGGTGTCGCAATGTCGGCAGGGGTGCTGCATGCTGGCGGCGTGACATTTGTGCAGTCCACAAAAACGGCTAAGGTCTATCTCGACGCGGCGAGCAGCGCGGCCAATGTCGTGGCTTCCGGCTCGGCCAATGCGGGCTTTGGTGTGGGCTGCTATGAGAGCACAGGTGCCAGTTCCCCGCTGGGCAATGGCTATATTGCCGAGAACTTCGTGCTGGCGGGGGTGGCTTCGGTGGCAGATATTGCGGCGATTTTGACATCGCAAAAGCAGTTCTACGGCACGCCGTAAATAATTGGGGCGCTGGTTTTTCCGGCGCCCTTTTTGCATTTTGGGCGAATTCTTGTGCAAAAAGTCTGCAACTTTTTGGCAAAGCGCCCGGAACTTACGCCTTGCGGCGCAGAACAAGAACCACCACCGGATCCCACGGAATTTCCTGAGAATAGACGAAATTCAGGGTTTTGGAGATGAGGTCGCGGACGAAATAGCGCAACTCACGCACGATACGCTTGGGCAAACTGCCGCCGCCAATGCGATAGGATGGCGCATAGCGGGTGATTTCAAACTTTGTGCCCTGCAACAATTGCTCAAATACGCTGCGCGACAGAGCCGCCTTATGGGTCGGGTCGCCGTTTTGCGGCGGCAGACCAAACGGGCTTTGCGCGTTGGGAAAGCGCAGAATCAGATGCCCGCCCGCCTTCAGCATGGTTTGCGCCGCACCAAGCCGGGTGACAATATCGGCGACGGGGAAATGCTCGAACACGTCAAAAGCGGCGATCGTGTCAAAGCGCCCGGCATATTGGGTTGCGACCTCTTCAAACGACGGATTGATCAGTTCGAGGCCATAATCTTGCGCGGCCTTGAGCAGATTGGGGTTGATTTCAGTGCCTGCAATGCGCGCGCCGCGCGCCTTGGCCCAGACCAGAAAGCTGCCCGAACCAAAACCGATTTCCAGCACATCGCTATTGGCAATGGCGAGGTCGCGGGTTTCGCCTTCAAAATACAGCTCTTCTTCCGGCGGGCAGGTGAAGGGTTTGTTCCAGCCCTTCCAGGCATCATAGCCGTCATAAAGATCGGTTGAAGTTTGATCGCTCATGCAAAAGTTCCGCTGTTGAAACACCTGACCAAAAGTTATGGGCTTTCTAGCGGAGAATTTGCGTAAAATCAAAAATTACCACGTATGCCTTAACGCATCTAAGGAATAGCGGCTTCAAACTTTACTGGCGTTTTCGTACGTGGCCAGAAATTCCTGCAAAAGCGGCGAGAAACGCTGCCTGAACCGCTCATATTTGAACTCCGTCTCCCAGCGTTGAAGGCCGGCCTGTCCCATCGCCTGCGCGCGGTCAGGATTGGCCAGCAATTCAATCAGCCGTTCGGTGAGCATGTCAGGCTTGTCCATGGTGACATTATAACCGGTGATCCCGTCGATGTTCACCTCCTGGCCCGCGTCTATGGTTGAGGCAATGACCGGGAGTGCATAACGCATGGCTTCGATATAGACGAGGCCGAATCCTTCTCCGTAGCTCGGCATCGCAAATATATTTGCTGTGCTGAAGTATTCGGCCAGCTTTTGCTCACTGGCGTGGCCGATCAAATCAATATTTGCAAGCACGGGCGAGTTTTTGGCTTCTGCAATCACTTTGCTATTGGGTAGGGCGCTCCCGATAATAATCAATCTTGCGTCCGGCACTGCGGCGACGACGGCAGGCCAGGACTTAATCAGCGCGGTATGGCCTTTGTCCCGATCGTCTTCCAAGCGGCCAACGATCAGAACCGTCGGCACCGTTCGATATCTTTGCGGTGAGACAACGCCAGCCTCGTTTTCCAGCGTTCCAAGCCAGCAGACCTTGGCCCGATCAAAAAGCGCGCCGCCATGAAGGCTGATGGCACGCGCTTTTGTATATTCGCTATTCACGAACAAGGTATGAGCTTTTACAATGGCGGACTTCCGCCGGGGACGCAATTGTTCCCAAACTTCAATACCATGCATCCATAGAGCGTAAGGTATTTTTGAACCCAGCGGCCCGAAATGCGCGCGGGCGGTGCCGGAAAAGTCGTAGATGATCGGCGTTCCGTTCATCATCATGCGCTGGCACGCCATCACAAAAGCCAGGCGATTGCCGCCAAAAGCACGGACGTTTTCCGGCAAATCTGAACCGGTCAGCTTGTCCGCTGCGGCCAGCCCGTAGACGTCATGGCCATTATCCAACCCGACCTGGAGCATAAGGCGTGCCACTCTGGCTATCCCACCGGAACCTGCGGAGAGATATTGGCTTGCAATACACAGTTTCATTTCAAAGAATCCCACACCAACGCTACTTTGCTCCTTTGATCCAGCATCTATCTGTTTGCCCCAAAATTCTCAGGAATTCTGCGTAAGGGCAGACAAAGGCACAAAAAAGCAATCGCCGAGTAGGAATATATTTTCAGAATAAGGCCGCGCAGGTGATAAAAATCGCCAAATTTTGAAAGACAATTTCATTTTGGGTCATAAATTCTGGTTGTCATTGTCATGTCCGCTAACACTTTGACGGCTGTTTATAATTTTGATTTTTCCAATGCCCGTTCAGGACTTAGTTAAACCTGACGTTGTTTTTTCGATTTTCTTAAGAATTTCCATTGCGCGCGCATCATATGAATAGGCCGGAACGCAACGCTGATAGGCTCGGGCGACCATGTTAGCGCGCAGGTCAGGTCGTGCAAGGTAGAAGCGAATTTTATCGACAAGTTCTTCCGACGAGGCGAACACGTCGATTTCTTCGCCCACGGTGTAGAGGCTGCGAATCTCATCGTTGTCAATATGGAGCATAAAGCCGCGGCAGGCCGGAATTTCAAAACTTCGGGTGGAAACGCTATCC